TGTGAAACCCGCCCCGGGCCTGGTCATTCGTGATCCGGACCTATTGGACCTGTTGCCGGACGACGGGCGCGACGTGCCCGATAGCGGTTACTGGCAGCGCCGCGTGCGTGACAGCGACGTGGTCGAAGCCACGCCGGCCGCCACGTCGAGTGTCGCGGCCGCGCCGATCGATAACCAATCCCTGAAAGGTGACGATTAATGTCGACCATCCCCTTCAAACAACTGCCTGCGAATATCCGCGTGCCGCTGTTCTATGCCGAGACGGATAATTCGCAGGCCAACAGCAGCGCGGCGAATCAACGCGCCCTGATCATTGGCCAGGTCACTGCCGCCGGCACCGCGACGCCGAACATCCCGGTCCAGTCGCAAGGCCTGGCCGACGCGGCGCTGGTCGGTGGTCCTGGCTCGATGCTGCACCTCGAAACGTTGGCCTATCGCCAAAACGATTCGTTCGGTGAGGTCTGGTATCTTCCCCTGGCCGACGCGGTCGGCGCCGTCGCTGCGACGGGCTCGGTCGCCTTTACCGCGGCCGCCACGGCAAACGGCACGCTGAGCCTGTACGTGGCGGGCACGCTGGTTGCGATGCCGGTGCTGACAACGCAAACGACCGCGCAGCTCGCGACGGCGCTGGCCGCCGCGATCAGCGCGACGCCCAATCTGCCGGTAACGGCGACAGCGTCGACGTCGACCGTCACGCTCACGGCCCTGAACAAGGGTGTGGGTGGCAACGACATCGACCTCCGGTTCAACTACCGTGGCGTCGCCGGTGGCGAAACCTTGCCGGCCGGCCTCGCGGCGACGATTACCGCGATGGCCAGCGGTGCGGGGACGCCAACGCTGACCGCGGCGCTCGCGAACCTGGGCGACATGACGTTCGACTTCATCGTCTGCCCGTACAACGACGGCGCGAGCCTCGATGCTCTCGCGGCTGCCCTGAACGACACAACCGGCCGCTGGTCCTGGAGCGCGCAGCTGTACGGCCACGTGTTCGCGGCAAAGCGAGGCACCGTCGGCACGTTGACGACGTTCGGCGTGACGCGTAATGACCAGCACGCGTCCGTGATGGGCTTCAACGACAGCCCGACCGCGAACTGGATCTGGGCGGCCGCGCTTGCCGGCGCCGCGGCGACGAGTCTGCGGGCCGACCCTGCGACGCCTCTGCAGACGGTGGTGATCCAGGGCGTGCTGGCGCCGCCGCTCGCGTCGCGCTTCCAGCTGACCGATCGCAACACGCTGCTGTACGACGGCATCTCGACCTTTCTGGTCGGTGCCGACGGCTCGGTCGCGATCGAGAACCTGATCACGACGTACCAGAAGAACGCGTTCGGTACTCCGGACAACAGCTACCTGCAGGTCGAAACGCTGTTCACGCTGGCGTTTGTCCTGCGCTACTTGAAGGGCATCGTCACGTCGAAGTACGCGCGCGTGAAACTGGCCGACAACAGCGCACGTCTGGCCCCGGGCAGCAACGTCGTGACGCCGAACATGATCCGTGCCGACCTGATCGCGGCGTATCGCACACTGGAGGACAACGGTGTTGTCCAGAATGGTGACGCGTTCAAGAGCGGCCTGATCGTGCAGCGCAACAGTCAGAACCCGAACCGTGTCGACATCCTGTGGCCCGGCACCCTCATCAACCAGCTGCGCATCTTTGCGCTCCTGGCTCAATTCCGTCTGCAATAAGGAGCAACGATGGCAGATAACACCAACCGTCTTGCCGGTACCGCTTTCCTGAGCGTCGACGGCACGACTTACATGCTGTCCGGCGACCTGGCCTATACGCCGTCGACCATCAAACGCGAAACGCTGGTCGGCCAGGATCGTGTGCACGGCTATTCCGAAATGCCGAGCCAGGGTTCGATCAGTGCGACGCTGCGCGACGCCGGCGGCCTGGTGGTCGGCGACTTCAACGCGATGACGAACGTTACGGTGACGCTCGAGCTGGCAAACGGCAAGACCGTTGTCGGCCGCAACATGTGGACGGTCGAAGCGCAGGAAGTGAAAACGGCCGAGGGCACTTTCGAGGTGAAGTGGGAAGGCGTCAGCGTGGAGGAAGTCTAAAAAAATGAGCGAACAAGAAAATCAAACCGACGTCCTCGTCCTGGACCTGCGCAAGCCGGTCGCTGTCGGCGGCAAGACGTACGAAAGCGTGAGGCTGCGCGAACCGCTCGCCGGCGAGCTCGAGGCGGCGTCGCGCGCACCGTCCGGCGTGGCCTCCCTGATCAGCCTGATCGTCATCGTCGCGGGCGTGCCGCGCACCGTTCCGGAAGCCATGGGCAGCCGCGACCTGGCGCGCGCCAACGCCTTCTTCGATTCGTTCTCGGTTCCGCCTGCGGATGCGGGCGACGGCGACGACTTCATCGACGAGATGACGCTCACGCTGCGAAAGCCGGTGTCGATCGGCAAGGATGAGCGTGCGGTTACTTACGCCCAGCTCGAGCTGGTCGAGCCGAACGGTGGCCAGAAGGACAAGGCCTCCCGTGAACCGAACGACATGCGCTCGGCGATCGCCCTGATCTCGGCCGTGGCCAAGGTCCCGCGCCTGGTCGTCGAAGGCATGTGCCGCCGCGACTTCGAGGAAGCCTGCAATTTTTTGGCCAGCTGCAACGACGTTGGCCAGACAATTGGCGCGACGTCGCTGCGGAGCTGACCCGGTTCTACCACTGGGGGCCGGATGACATCTGGTCCCTGACCTGGTCGCAGATGGCTTGGTGGAATGACCAGGCTATCCGCATGAGTAAGCGAGAGGCGGCACATGGCAAATAAGTTTCAAATCACCATTTCCGCCGTCGACCGGGCCACTGCCGTGGTCCGGCGAATCAACGGCAACATGTCGCGGCTGACCCGGCCTGTCGCGCAGCTTGGCCAGTCGATCCGGTCCCTGGGGCGCGAGATGGGTTTCGACAGGCTTGGGAGCCGAGCACTTGCCGCGGCTCGCGCGGTTGGTGACGTCGGAGGCAAGGTCGTCGGCCTGCTCGGCCCGTTGGGTACGCTCACGGCTGGCGGCATTCTCGCCGGCCTGGTCGCAATGACGCTCGAGTGGGCTCACATGGGCAGCGAGATCGCAGGAACATCGCAGGCCCTCGACATCCAAATCGGACAGCTGCAATCCCTGCGTGGCGCGGCTGCTCTGGCTGGCGTCGGCGCGCACGAATTGACGGGCGGGCTGAAGGGCTTGGGCGACACGCTCGAGGACGCGCTGTACGGCCGGAACCAGCAGGCGCTGGTCGTGCTCAACCGTCTCGGGATTGGCATCCATCACACCGCGAACGGGTCGATTGACGCCGCGCGCGGTATGCGAGATCTGTCGGCCGCCATCGCTGGCGTCAAGAACGTCCAGGTGCAAGGTCTGATCGCGCGTACGTTCGGCCTCGAGGCCCTGTTGCCGTTGTTGCGGAAGGGGCCGTCCGCGATCGCAGCGTATGAACAGAAGGTCGCCGAGCTCGGTGGGGTCATGTCGCAGGACGCAGTCGAGGCGGCGCAGAAGTTCCAGCTGTCGCTCCATTACGTGAGTGCAGCGACGGAAGGCGTGCGTAACGCCATCGGCGCCAAGTTGGTGCCGATCCTGCAGCCGCTCGTCGACCGCTTCACGGCATGGACGGCGGCAAATCGTGACCTGATCGCGACCAAGGTGGCAGAGTTCGTCGACGGGCTGGTCCAGCGCATCAACGAACTCGACTTGAAGAAGATCGGGAACGACATTCACGATTTTGTCAGTTCGGTAGAGGGCGTGGTTGACGCGGTCGGCGGCTGGAAGAATGCTGCCATCGGGTTGATCGCGATCATGAACGGTAGCCTGATCGCCAGCGTTCTCAACCTGGGCATGGCTGTCAGCCGTTTTGCGTTCACGTTGATCCCTGTGGCCGTGCGCGCGATCGGCTTGCTGTTCGCGACACCGGCCGGCCCGCTGCTTGCGGCGATCGCCGCGGTCGCGTTCGGTGTCTATGCGATCTACAGGAACTGGGACGACATCGTCGGCTACTTCCGCAAGAAGATCGATGCTGTGAAGGCCGCATTCGATCGGGGGTGGCTCAACGGCATCGTAAAGATGCTGACGGAGTTCAACCCGACAAGGATTGCGATGGACGCGCTGAACGGCTTGTCGAAGTGGTTGTTCAATTTCGACCTGTACGAAGCCGGCAGCCACGTCCTGGGAAGCATGATCCGTGGCATGAAGGGCGCTGCGTCGATCATCCCGAAGTCGGTGCGAAAGTTCCTGGGCATCGAGGACTGGGTCGAATCTGCAGCACAGCCTTCCGCACCGCCGGCAGCAGCGGCACGCGCTGCAGCATCTAGCGCGCCGGTCCCGGCAGCCGGAGCGACACCGGGACCGTTGTTGACCCAATTCGCGACACGGGCAGTGCAGACGTCTGCACAGGCCCCAATCGGCATCCGGAACAACAACCCCGGCAATCTGCGGCAGTGGGGCGACACGCCGCGCGATGCCAAGGGCTACGCGGTCTTCCCGTCGATGGAAGCGGGATTGACAGCCGCGGTGCGCAACCTGGTCGCGCAGCAGCGGATCCATGGGCTAAACACGATACAGGGCCTTATCAGCAAGTGGGCGCCGCCCAGCGAGAACAAGACGGCCGCATACATCGCCGACTTGTCCACGCGGACCGGGTTTGCTCCCGATCAGCCGCTCAACCTGCAGGATCCCAAGGTAGTGGCGCCGCTGATCTCGGGAATTGTTCGGCACGAAGGTAACGGCGCCGGCGTGACGGAAGAAATGATCAATCGGGTTGTGGCTGCGCAGCTGGGGAGCAGCCCGGCCGGCAATCAGGTCGCGCCGCAGAAGGTCGAGGTCGCGCTCACATTGCATGGACTTCCGGCCGGCACGTCGGCGTCGGCGCGCACTGGCGCCGGCGATTCGATGCCGGTCCGTGTGGCCTACAGTATGCCAACCGGGATAACACCATGACGATTACAAATATTTCGAGCGGGAGCCGTGCTTTCGGTACCTCGCTGAACGGGCTGTCCAACACGACGGACCGTCTGTCGTCGGGTCTCACAAATGGCCCGGCGACCAGCTGGCGGGACAAGCTGCGACCTGCGTCGTTTCGCGGCGTGAGCTTTGGTGTATTCGAATCGCAGATCCGCTTCGGACGCAAGACCTCGACCCATGAGTACCCTTTCCGGGACACGGTCTGGGTCGAAGATCTTGGCCGCGCAGCACGGCGTATCAGCTTTGCCGGCTTCCTCGTCGGTGACGACTGCATCGAACAGCGCGATGCGTTGATCAAGGTTTGCGAGGAGGCGGCCGCGGCCGAAGGCGGCGAGCTTGTTCATCCATCGCTGGGCCGCGTCACGGTCAGCCTGGCCGACCAGGTGACGTGCGTTGAGCACTGGGACCGCGGCAGGATGTTCGAAATCGCATTTGCCTTCGTCGAGCAGGGGCAGCGGCAATTCCCGTCGTCGGAGCAGTCGACGAGTGATGCAGTAGCGAGTGCGGCGTTGGACGCAAGCAGCGCTGCCAACCTGAACTTTCTGCAGGCGGCCGCCGGCACGTTGAAGACCAATGTAGCGGCGGCGCTGCAGGTAGCCTCGACGGTTCAAGGCTGGGCCGGCGTGGCGCAGCACCTCGTGAACGATGCGACCAGCCTGGTGAACTATGTCCAGTCGCTTTCGGGCGACTTCGGGCGCCTGTTCGGGCAGGGGACCGTGCGCTCGAGTTCGCGGACAACGTCTATCCAGTCCCTGATTGCACAGGGGGCGCTCGCGAGGACCAACGTCCAGGCAGCCTCTTCGGCGCTCTCCATCAGCGCTGCAGCACTGGTCGCGGCGAGTGGCCCAGGCAGCAGCGATGCCGCGGCTTCGGCAGCGCTGGCGACGTTTGCCAAATCCACGCTTGCCCTGCCAACCACGTTGGGATCCGTGGCGCCGACGCCGAGCGATGGCCTCCGTGTCGTGGCGGGCCTGCTGGCCGCCGCGCCGTCGACGTCGGTCAGTCAGCAGACCGTGCCCGTAGCCGCGCCAGGCGCCGCGTTGACAACCGCGCAGGCTGCAGCGGCGCTCTCGACCGCGGCGGCATCGCTGTTGCGCCGCGGTTCCGTGGTCGCGCAGGCGCAACTGGCCATGCAGTACCAGCCGACATCGCGAGACGATGCGCAGGCAGTTCTCTCCCTCGTGCTGGCGTCGATCGATGCGGAGATCTCCGTTGCCGGCGACGCGGGCGAAGACGAGACGTACAACGCACTTCGATCGCTCCGCACTGCCGTCGTGCAGGACCTGACCGTCCGGGCGACCAGCCTCGCGGCGCTGACTACGGTCTCGCTCGGCGCGGCTCTGCCGGCGCCCGTGCTCGCGCAGCGCCTGTACCGTGATTCGACGCGTGCAGATGAGCTGCTGCAGGCGGTCGATCCCGTTCACCCGGCATTCATGCCGATGTCCTTCCAGGCATTGGCTCGATAGCCTTTGAAAGCAATACATGACGGATGATCTTACGTTGGTGGTAGGCGGCCGGCGCTTGTCCGGCTGGATGAACGTGCGTGTGACGGTCGGGATGGAGCGCATGCCCAATGACTTTTCACTGGCGATGACGGAGCGGTATCCGGGCGTCAGCGACGTCATCGTTGTGCTTAACGAGTCGGCAAAAGTAATGATCGGCAACGATCTAGTGATCAGCGGCTACGTCGAGCGCTACCAGGCAGGGTTCTCTCCCGACGGTCACGCGGTGGGGGTGAGCGGTCGAGGCAAGTGCGCTGACCTCCTCGACTGCGCGGCCGAATGGCCAGGGGGGCAAATTAGCTCGTCGACGGCGGCGTCGATCGCTGAAAAGCTGTGCGAGCCGTATGGCCTGAACGTACGCAACGAAGGGGATCCGGGGCCGCTGGTCCCGAAACTGGTCCTGAACTTGGGCGAGAGCGCGTTCGAGATCATCGAGCGGGTTTGCCGGTTCGCGGCCTTGCTTGTGTACGAGGACAACCGCGGCGACCTGGTCCTCTCCGGGATCGGCAAGGACAAGGCGGCCAGCGGATTCCGGGAAGGCATCAATGTCGTGACGGCCGAGCTGGAAACGTCTGCCGACCAGCAGTTTTCCGAGTACCAGGTCGTGCGGATGGCCATGGACGTGGTGCAGGACATCGGGGACGGTGGCAATCTGGTCGCGACCGTGGCCAACCCGAACATCACGCGTCACCGTCGTCGGATCATTGTGGCGGAAGGCGGCGACGCCGGCGCCGGCGTTGCACAGCAGCGCGCAGCGTGGGAGTGCAACCGTCGCTTCGGGCGCTCCGCCGTGCTGCGCCTGACGACGGATAGCTGGCGTGACAGCGCGGGCCTGCTGTACCGCCCGAACACGCTGGTCGACTTCAGTCTGCCGACGTTGAAACTGTCCAGGGAAAACTGGCTGATCAGCGAGGTGACCTACCGCCGTGACGATCGCGGCACGGCGTGCGATCTCGTGATCATGCACCCCAGCGCCTTCCTCCCGCAGCCGGTGCTGCTGCAGCCAGCGGCCGCCGACATCCCATCCCGATAGGAGCAACAACGATGAGTGGAACCATAGCCGCGATCGAGCGGCTGTACCGGCGTGTCCTTATGGTTGTGGGACGCGGCCGAATCAAGACGGGGCGGGATGATGGTCCTGCTCAGCTGCTGCAGGTCAGGCTGGGCCAGTTGGAGACGGTCGACAACCTGCCTCGCTTGGCAGAGTACGGCTTCAATTCGATGCCGCCCGAAGATGTCGACGCGATCGTGCTGTTCGCGGGCGGCAACCGGAGCGACGGCGTCATCATCGCCACCAGCAGTCAAACCTACCGGATGCGCAGCCTGCACAGCGGCGAGGTGTCGATCTCCGACGACCAGGGCCAGTCCGTCTACCTGATGCGTGGCGGGATCAAGCTCACCGACAAGGCCGGCTCGACGGTGACGCTAAACGGCGATGGCAGCGGCGACATGACGTTCGCCTCCGGGCTGACGATTCACGCGAACAGCAAGATCGTCGGCACGCTGGAAGTCACGCAGGACATCACGAGCGACGCGAGCATCACGGCCGCACAAGACGTCGCCGATCAGGGAGGCGCCAAGACGATGGCAGGCATGCGCGAGGTCTTCAATAACCACGATCACCTGGTCGCGAACGTCCAGGGCGGCACCGGGTCGGTCACGTCGAATAAGCCGGGGCAGCAGGAATGAGCGATACGACGACTGTCTGGAACAGCGCAGCAGGATTCGGTGACTGGACGCTTGCCGGTCCAGTGCTGCAGACCGGGAGCGATTTGCAAACAGCGGTGCTGATCAGTCTCTACACGGACCGCGTCGCCCAGCTGGACGACGAGATCCCCGATGGCTCGGGCGATCCGCGCGGCTGGTGGGGCGACGCCGGCCAGGCGGTGCCGATCGGCTCGCGCATCTGGTTGCTCGAGCGAGCGAAGCAAGTGCCTGTGACGTTGCTACGTGCCCGCGACTACGCGGCCGAAGCGCTGCAGTGGCTGATTGACGACAAGGTTGTCGCTTCGTTCGACATTGCCGCGGAATGGTCGCGACCGGGAACGCTGGGTATGCGTGTCGTCGCGCACAAGCCGAACGGCGAGAGCGAGGCTATCGATTTTTCATGGACATGGAACAAGGTGGGCTAAATGCCATATTCCCGACCGAGTTTGACGGCCCTGCAGGGGCTTGTCGCCGGCGACATTTCCGCGGCGGTCGGCGGTGCCGATGCGCTGCTACGGTTTTCCAACCTGGGCATTACGGGCCGTGCGCAGGCGGGGCTGGCCAATCTGCATTACGGCTACCTCGACTGGATTGCAAAGCAGGCTGTGCCCTTTACCTGCACGGACGAATTTCTTGAGGGCTGGGCGGCACTGAAGGGTGTTTTCCGTCAGCCTGCGGCATCAGCTGCGGGAGCGATCACGTTCTCGGGCACGGCGGGTAAGGTGATCCCGTCGGGGGCGGCCGTCGTGCGCAGCGACGGCATCGCATTCAAGACCACGTCGGCCGGCACGATCGGCGCCGGCGGAACGGTGGTGGTCACTGCACTTGCGAACGCGGACCCGGCGGGGCTGACCGGCGCCTTTGGCAATACCGCGACAGGGATCACGATGACCCTGTCTCAGTCGATCGCCGGCGTGCAGTCGAACGGTGTGGTCAGTACCGCTTTTACCGGTGGCGTGGACATCGAGTCGAACGACAGTCTCCGTAGCCGCATGCTGACCGCCTACCAACAACAGCCACAGGGCGGTTCAGCAGGCGACTACGTGGGCTGGGCTAAGCAGGCACCGGGCGTAACGCGAGCCTGGTGTGTTCCCAATGGATTCGGTATTGGGACGGTGGTTGTCTACGTGATGCTGGACGTTGTCCAAGCGGCTTACGGCGGCCTCCCGCAAGGCTCAAACGGTGTCGCCGCATTGGAGTCGAGAGGAATCGCCGCGACTGGGGATCAGCTCGCCGTCGCCAATTACCTGTACAGCCTGCAGGGCGCGGTCGGCCTCGTGTACGTGGCGGCGCCGAGCGCCCACACATTCAACCTCACCATCTCGGGGATTCCGGCCGGCCAGCAGGCTGCTGTGACCGTCGCGGTGAATACGCTCCTGCAGACACAGGCCGGGCCCGGCGTCACGCTGCCGTTTGGCAGTATCTGGTCGACGATCACGAGTGTGGTCGGTGCGAGCTACTTCACGGTGTCGCCCACGACCGATGTGGTCTGCGCGGCAGGGGAGATTCCGGTGCTGGGCGCCATCACCTATCTGGCGAGCTGATCGATGGCGGCCCCACAGTACTCCGCGGCCGACTACCTGGCCGCGCTGCAGGCGCTCATGCCGCGCGGCGTCGCTTGGCCACGTGACGCCGGCGCGTTGCAGACCATGGTCTTGGCCGGACTCGTCAAGTCGTATGAAACACAGAACCAGCGTGCCAACAATCTTCTCGTCGATGCGTTCCCGGCGTCAGCGGTCGAGCTGCTGCCGGAATGGGAAGCTTCGCTTGGGTTGCCGTCATCTGCAGCCGGGCCCAGCCCGTCGACCCTCGCCCGGCAGACATTGGTGATCGCCCGCCTGGTGGGCTCGCTCGGTGTTTCTGTCGCAAATCTGCAGCAGTACGCGGCGCTGCTCGGCTACCAGGTCACGATCACGAAGCTGGCGCCGTTCCGCTGCGGCCAGAGTTGTTGCGGGCAGGTCCTCGGCGCAGTGGATAGGATGTTCGGCCTCATCGTGAGCGCTTCCAGCAATGCACAGATGCCTTTCGGCACATATGGGCCGGCCGTGCTGAAAGATGAGATGCAGCGCGTCGCGCCTCCCTATTCGTTTTTGATTTTTAACTTCACGTGAGGTGAGCAATGTATCAAATTGATGTGCCGTCAGCCGCGTCGGTGCTGCCCGCTCCAACAGCGGCAGGCGTGGCGGGTTATTTCACGGACGGCGACCTGCCGAACGGCGTGGCGCCGACAATTGTCCCGGCCGAATTTCTCAATACGCTCATGCTCGAGTCGCTTGGTTTGATAAAAGGCGCCGGCATCACGCCGCAGAAGTCCGCGACCAACCAGACGTTGCTTGCTGTCGAAGCCCTCGCAGCGCAGGCGGTCGCGAACTACCAAGTGCCGTTACGGCCCTACCAGGACAGCAGCAGCGCACCGGCATCCACGCTGTACGTCGATCGCGCGGTCGCCGAAGTCGGCGGGTACTATCAAGATGTCGGCACTTTCGCAAATTCGTACGTCGTGCCGATGCCGCTGAACTCTTTTGACGTCCTGTCGGCTGGCATTAAAGGCGCGTGGATGGCGAGCGCCACGGCCGAGACGATCACGGGGGGCGGCTTGGTTCGAAACGGCGATTTTTCGACGAACGATCTCAGCGCGTTTACCAGTGTCGGCGGCTGTGTTTTGTCCGTAGTCGGCGGCCGGCTGCGCGCCACGAAAACGGGAGCGACGTCCTACGGCGAGTTCTACCTTCCCGCGTCGCTGTTCGTGACCGGCCGGCGCTACAAATTCAGCATCGACTACGTCAACAGCAACTACGACCACGCGGTCGGCGTGAATCAGCCGAACGAGCCGCCGTACACGGTCCCGCTGACGCAGGGACTGCGAACGGTCGCGGTCGACTTCGTGGCGGACGGCGGAATCATCGGCATCGTATTTAACGGCGTTGTCGACACGACCTATGCGGAGTTCGACAACTTCGTCGTGAAATTGGCGGACGAGGATCGCAGCGCCGCGAGCAACAGCCTGACCGTGGACGGCACGCTCACGAAAACGCCGGTCGCGGTCGGCGCGCAGCTCGTCGGCTATTCCGGTTTCAGCGCCTCGAACTACCTCGAGCAGCCGTACAGTAGCGCCCTTGATTTCGGGACCGGCGATTTCTGCGTAATGGGCTGGTTCAATCTTGCCGCGGTCCCAGCCTCGGGAACGATCGGGCTCATTGTCGCGCGGGCAGCCGCGGGCCTCACGGGCGCGGGCTTCGAAGTGTTCGTAGACCAGAGCTCGAAACTCGAGATCGCGACTACGGCGAATGGTTTTGCCGCCTCCTCCTCAGTCGCCAGCGCCGCGACGGTTCCGACGAATACGCCCGTTTTTGCGGCGTTCGTGCGCCGTGCCGGGGTTCTCGAAATCTGGATCAACGGTGTCAAGGATGCGCAGACGGCGGCCAGCGCCGACAACTTGACCAACGCGGTGGCGACCTTGCGCTTTGGCGTCCGGCAAGACAATTCGTTCGCGTTCAATGGCTCCCTTGCACTGTGGCGGGCGTTCAGCACGGCGCCGAGCGCAGAGCAAATCCTCCGTGACTACCAGCGCGAAACGAAACTGTTCCAAGCGGGGGCGACGTTCGCGCCCGTCGCGGTCGACCACGTTGTGTCGTTCCGCATGCGCACCACTCGCGCGAATACCGGTCCGGCCATGATTGACTTCGGAACTGGATCCGTGCCGCTGTACACCGAGGCAGGTGGGGCGTTGGCGGCAGGGGACGTGTCCGCGGCGTCGATTATGGCGGCCACGTATGACCCGGCGCTCGGCTACGTGGCCATCAATGAGATGGTTCCTTCGCAGCTCGGCACGCTGGCCCGAGAGGGCATTGGTCAAGGCCTCGAGGACGATGGTGCCGGAAACCTGCGCGTCAAGCTATCGGATGGCAGTTTGCGACGTACTACGAGCGGCGTTCAATCGAATGACCCAGTGCTTCAGATCACGACATCGGCCGCGGGAACCCTCGGCGCGGGCGCGCACGCCTCGACTTTACTCGTGACGGGTGCCGCCGTCACCGTGTCCGTGCCGGCTACGTCGACCCTGTGGAATGGCTGGAACGTGACGATCATTGCGCAGGGCGGCCCGGTCACGTTCCAGCCGAACGCGGCGGACAGAATGAACGGCGGCGTTCCCGGGGCTCCGTACACGCTTGTACAGGGCCAATCTGTCAATCTCGTGAGTGATGGTGCGGGTAGCTGGTGGTCGCTGTTCCCGACGACCGTTCCTGGCGCGTACTCCCCGAGGTACATCAATGCATCGCAAACGCTCGGCGCCGGAAGTTATTTGGTCGACACGAGCGCGGGCGCAATCACGGTCACGTTGCCCGCGGGGGCCTCGGCTGGCACCGCACTTGAATTCAAGGATGCGACCGGGACGTGGTCGGTCAATCCGCTAACGCTTGCGCGCAATGGTTACACCATCCTTGGCCAAGCCGACAATCTCGTGTGGGACGTCCCGGGCGAGGTTTTTACGATCTGGTTTAACGGCTCTGATTGGAGAATTTTCTAATGTACGCAAGCGACATTATCGGGCGCGCCGCGCTTAACAACGTCATCAACAACAACCCGCCCGCTGGGTTCCTCGGGTTCTACGGCAGGGGGGCGTATCAGGTATTCGCGAACCCCGGCGCAGTCACTTTTATCGTTCCGGCCAACGTGACGAAGATCCGCGCGCGCGTCGTGGGCGGCGGCGGCGCGGGTGCTGCCGGAACTACTCCGGGCGGCGGCGGCGCGGGCGGTTTCTCGCTGGGGGAGTTTAGCGTTACGCCTGGCGCAAGCATCACCGTCACGACCGGCGCCGGCGCAACGTCCGCAGGCGGCACGGGGGGCACCTCGTCCTTCGGCGCGTACTGCTCCGCGACGGGCGGATCGGGCGGTACGAGCGGCTCGGGCGGCTCGGGCGGAACGGGTTCGGGCGGCTCGCAAAGCTACACGGGCGGCTCCGGAGGTAACGGTAGCGGCAGCGGCCCGGGCGGCGGCGGCGGCGCGGCGTCCCAATTGGGCAATGGCGGGACGGGCGGATCGAATCCCGGCGGCGGCGGCGGGACGGGAGGCGGCGCGGGCGGCTCGGGGGCATCGTCCGGCGGCGGCTCGCCGTTCGGATTCATCAACTCGGGGTCGCCGAACATTCTTCAAGCAACGGGCGGAACGTCTAACCCGACCAACTCCCCCATCCGTTTTCCTTTCGACGGATTCACGGGCGGCGGGGGCGGTATTAGCGGCGGCGCAGGCGGCATCGGCGGCGGCGGCGGCGCGGGCGGCGGCGCGACGGGTGGCGCGGGCGGTCACGGCGGTGGCGGCGGATCAGGCGCGACGGGTGGCGCGGGCGGCATCGGCGGCGGCGGCGGCGGCGGCACATCGACGGCAGGCGCCGGCGGCAACGGCATCGTCGTGCTCGAATGGTAACGGAGGGGTAAATGACAACATACGCACGAATTGTCGACGGTTGCGCCGTCGATGTCACGGCGGGCGACCTGGGCGAATTGTTTCATGCCGACGTGGCCGCGCAGTTCCAAACCGTGCCGGATGGCACCGAAAACGGCGACCTGCTGAACGCGGACGGCTCGTGGACGAAACACGTCGCGACGCCCGCGGCATCCGTCACGCCGTCGCTGGCGCCGCTCACGCCGATGACCTTTTACCTCGCATTCAAGTCGACCGAGCGGATCGCGATCAAGAAGTCAACCGACCCGCTCGTGATGGAATTTTGGGAGGCGTACCAGCTCGCAGTGCAGCTCGGCAAGGACGTCGACCCGAATTTGCCAAGCGTGGCCGACAGCGTGGCCTACCTGGCGCAGGGCCCAAGTGACACGCCGCCGGGGGCGGGCATCCTGGCCAGCAAGGACCGAGTCGCGCAAATTCTCGCCGGCGTTCCACAGTAAAAAAATTACTGCCGATACAAGCCGCCTTAGGGCGGCTTTTTTTTCCTGGAAGGGCTTCATGAATCCACCAACTCCCCCGGGTAGCCAGCCGCTCAGCGACAGCGATATTGGTCCTCTTCTAACGTGGTTATGGGTATTCGGCATGTCGTTGCTCGGCGGCCTGGTCAGCTTCATGCGCAAGGTGAGGGCAAAGCATGCGCGTGCCTGGAACTTCACCGAGTTCGTGGGCGAGATCGCGACGGCGGCGCTCGTCGGGGTCATCACCGCAAATCTCTGCGCTTGGCTGATCTATCCGGCACCGCTCAAGTACGCCCTCGTCGGCATCGCGTCGCACATGGGCAGCCGGGCGCTGTTCAGGCTCGAACGTGTTTTCGACGCCAAGTTTCCCGTTTCAAAGGAGGTCAATGATGTTGCCGAATGAATTCCTCGACAAGCTGCTGCCTGCCGCTCTGGCTTGCCAGCGCGCGAGCGGTATTCCGGCGTCGTTCACGCTTGCGCAGGCGGCGCTCGAATCTGCTTGGGGCACCCTCGCCTTGGGCAACAACCTATTCGGCGTAAAGGCTGACCGGTCGTGGAAAGGCCCCACGGTCAGCTTCCGCACGACTGAACACGTCGACGGCGTCGACGTTCATCCCATCGACAGATTCCGTGCCTATCCGAGCTGGGAAGCCTCGGTCCTGGATCACGCCGAATTCTTCCGGCAGAACACACGCTACACGCCCTGCTGGGCTGAGAAGACAGGCGAAGGCTGGGCACGCACGGTCGCTGCGGCCCCTTATGCAACCGATCCGAACTACGAAAAGAAATTGGTCTCGATTATCCGAGGCCGAAACCTCACCCGTTTTGACCAACCCTGAAGGAGAAAAGAAGTGACCTCGACTACCTACGTAAAACTGTTCATCGGCTTGGTGTTGTTCGGCAGCCTGGTCGCGTTGACCGTACTGGACGTGCCGCATGCCGAGCGCCTCATTGACCTCATCTACGCATCGCTGCTCGGATTGGGCATCACGCACCTGGCCGGCCCCGGCCCGTCGGCACCCGGCAATAAGGAAGGGGGCTTTGCACACCCGGGTTTGCTCGCAGCGATGGGCGTGGGCGCGATCTTGCTGCTCTCCGGCTGTGTGACGACGTCGACGGCACAACCTGCTGCGCAGACAGCCCAAGTCAGCTACACGCAGGCCTGCGTGGCCTACGGAGCAGTGTTTGCCGGTGCGCTCGAGCTGCGTCGTGCGGGCAGGTTGAGCCGTGCACAGATAGACCAGGTGACCCTGCTCGACAGCCAGATCACGCCGCTCTGCACCGGCCCGCTGCCGGCGGATTCCACGGCGGCCGTCCAACAGGTGACGACCGCTGTGACGACCCTGACCCTCCTCGAAATTGCACAGAAAGCGAACTGATCATGACGACCCAAGCCGGAACCATCGCTAATACCGTCCTGCAAACCACTGCCACGCTCGCTCCTGTGCTGGCCGCCGCTGATCCCAAGATCGCAGCTGTCGTCGCCCTGGCGCCGGCGGCAATTCAATTGCTGCAGTCGGCCGTCACCCTGCAACAGGCGGGTGTGCTGCCGCCGGCGCAGCTGGCCAGCCTGTTCGCCAGCATCGGCCAGGGCATCCAGTCGACGCACGATCAGTGGGTTGCCATGAACGCGGCTGACGCTGCAGCGGGGAAGGCATGAGCGCCTTCCTCACGTCGCTGCGTATGGAGCTGATGGTCGACGCGGTCGGCCGCCCGTTGCTCACGCGGGCCGGCCGGCAGCTTTACCAGCTCACTGCGCCGTTCATTTATGAATCCGACGTCGCCGGGCGGATCGAGGTCAAATGCGGCTTCGTGACGGACCTGTGTTCGCAACCGCAGATCACGCTCTCCCTCCTTGGGGAGTGCGCGCAGGAACCGTCGGTGCCGCACGATTACCTGTACGGCACGCAACCGGTGTCGCGCGCTGTGGCTGATCGGATGTTGCACGAGGCGTGCATCCTGACCGGTGTCCCGCGTTGGAAAGCTGCGCTGATCTACCTCGGTGTGCGAATCGGTGGCCGGGCTCATTGGAGGCCGGACGCATCCCCGCCAGTTCTGGCCCCGGTGGCCGGAATGGGGGCGTAATGGATTTCCACGTCATCACGCCCAGCGGCGTCTACCTGGTCATGAAGACGTGGGAAGGGAAAGTTCTTGAGGTATGGCCAGCGCCGGCGGATTCGCTGCCGGCCTGCGTCGTCCCGGTTCCCCAGGTACCCGGCAGGTAAGTGCGGAGCCTGCGCCGCGGCAGGCAGAAAGACCGCCGCGGCGCGCGAGCCGATCGAATCGACCGGCATCAATGTTATGTCAATGTCGGCGGAGAGGGCGCGGTTGGGGTAACGCCGTGGTTGCCGTAAGTGTGACCGCTCCTACTGATCGACATCAAAGCAGCAAACGATAAAAGACAGAGCGCTGACCACTGTTGCGCTAACAACAGCAGCCAGCCTCAATCCACTGATACAGCAGTGAACCGAGCAAGGCTCTGTCACCTTCCGGAAGGCGGGCGGAGTCTAGCATATAAACATAAGCAAGGTTTACTAATGGCAACTCCTATCATTCCTTGGATCGGCGGCAAACGTCGACTGGCAAACCACCTCATCCCTCAGTTCCCGCCCCACAAATGTTATGTCGAAGTGTTTGCCGGCGGCGCCGC